TTCGGCTATGTCGGCAACACGCTGACGCTCACGCCGAACGATGGTGCGAGATCGGGCAACATCTCATTCGTCGCCGCCGCGACGAACAGCATCCTCGAGTTCGACAATCCGATCTTCCTGCCGGGCGTTGCGACCGGCGTGGCGATCGGGCCGGCGATCTGGCTGGGCAATTCCTCGCACCAGATTCGCGCCAATGTCGGCCAGGACGGCGCGAGCATGGCGGTCGCCAATTACTCGCTGAATAGCTGGAACGGCATCGGCTTCGGGCCGAACATCTCCAGCATGCCCATCCCGCAATGGATGTATGGGCTGGTGATCAACACGCGAACCGGCGCGGTGATCAACTACGGCGATATGTACGCCTTGAATGCGCTGCCGAATGCCTACAGCACCATCCAGCACATCAGCATCGTCAAATCCGGCTTCGACCAGATCTTCCAGCTTGACGGCAACGCCCTCGTCGCCACGCTGCCCTCGGCGACGCCTGTGGCGGGCGGCTCGGGCTGCAACGTCAACGACCGCTTCTATGACGCCTACAACAACACCTATACCGCAACCGCGGTCACCGCCGGCGCGGTCACGGCGATCGCGCTCAATGCGGCGACGGCACGCTTCGGCGGGGTGCCTGCCAACCCGGTCACGCTGAGCCCGGCGCCGGGCTTTTCCGGAACGGGCGTGCAGGTCAATCTGACCTGGGTGGCGCCGACACGGTTCGTGATCCGTGCGGCGGGCGGATCACAGTCGATGCTGCTGTCGGCTGCGGGCGGCATCACGGCGAGCAACCCGATCACCCTGCCAGCCGATCCGACGACGGCATTGCAGGCGGCGACCAAGCAGTACGTCGATGGGTTCCTGCGGCTGTCGGGCGGCACGATGACGGGCGCGTTGACGCTGGCCGCTGATCCGGTGTCGGCGATGCAGGCGGTTACCAAGCAGTATGTCGATCTGCACGCGGCCGGCCTGACCGAAGCGCCGGTCGATGGCTTCGCCTATGGCCGTTTGAATGCGGCATGGGCGCAGGTGCTGCCACTGACGGGCGGCCAGTTGAGCGGCAATCTCGGCGTCGGTCGGCCGATCCCCGCGCTCATCAACACGACCACCCAATGCGGCGTGGTGACCGGTCAGGTGGTTGCCGGCAGCTTCACGTACAACGCCTATGTCGATACCGCAGGCGCATGGCGTTATCGCAATGCCAATACGGCTTTGTTTTTCGGGTCATTCGGCGGCCTCACCGGCATCGCGGCGGCGGTGGCTGGCGCAGCCGATGCGCTGGTGACGTGGGGGCCGGCGTTCCAAGTTGATGCGCGCGGCAATGTTGGTCTCAACATGACGCCGCCGGCAGGGCAGGCGGTTGCTGGAAGCAGCGGCGGCTGGATTTTTGCGTGGGGCATCACGGCGGGGAATTACGTCTGCAACCTCTACTTTGACGGCGCCGCTTGGCGATATCAGACCGCTGCTGCGGGGAACGTGTTTCAGGCCGTTCCGGGTGGATGGACCTGGTCGTCGGCGCCCTCTGGTGCTGTCGGTGCTGTGGCGTCGCTGACGCAGGTGATGGCGCTCACCCCTGCGGGCAATCTCACCACACAGGGCAGTCTCACCACAGTGGGCAATTTCTACACGGCAAGCATCAACGCTACGGGCGCGATCACCGCGGGCAGCGATATTCTCGGCGCCACTGGCGTCTATGCCGCACGCGCCACCGCCAACAACTTCGTGCTGTATGGGAGCGCCTCATACCTCTATCACCAATATGAAAACGGCTGGTATTGGGCCTGGAACCGCTCCAGCGGCAATCTGGTCTGGTTCGGCAATGGCACGACGCTGGCGACCTTTGATTCCGGCGGCGGTTTGACCTTGGCCGGCGGTTTGTCAGTCGCCGCCAATACGAACATCAGCGGCAATATGGTCGTCTCTGGCTATATCAACACGCAAAACTACATCATGAACGCGAGCGGCATATTCTATGTCGCCAACAACACCAACTACTATCTGGCGCGCAATGCCAGTGATGGCGCGTGGCGCTTCGTCGAGGGCGGCACGATCAACATGACGCTCGATACCGGCGGCGGTCTCTCCACGAGAGGGAGTGTTGCCGCGGCGGGCGGCCTCTCCTGCATGTCGGGCTCTTTTTGGATCGGCCCAGGTGGAAATGGGCGCGTTATCAACATCGCATCTCAATGGTATTGGGACTGGAACGGCGGCAACGGTGATATGTGGTGGCAGACAGCCAGTGGCGCATTCATCGGCTTCGCCATCTCATCGGCTTTGCTGGTCAACAATCTCGGTCCGGTCGGCGGCAGTGGAGCCTATCAGGACTACTCCGATGTGCGCGGCAAACAGAACATCGCTGATGCCGAGCATGGGCTTGCGGAAATCCTGCAACTGCGGCCGGTGACCTTCACGCGCATCCCCAGGTCGGCTGGCCCCGAACCGAAACCCGATCTCGGCTTTGTCGCCCAGGAAGTACAGGGCGTGCTTCCCGAGGCGGTGCATGTGATGGGGCTTGTGTTGCCGGATGGCAGCGGCGGGCGCGACAGCGCCGATCCGACGCTTGGAGTGAGCACCACACCGATTGTCGCCGCGATGGTCAATGCGATCAAGGAACTCGCCGCCCGCGTCCAGATGCTGGAAGCCGCCTGATGCCGATCGATGTGCGCAAGACGATCGACAACGTCGGCAAGATCATCGGCAACGTCAGCGCGCTGACCCGGAGCGATGTGCTGGTGGGCGTGCCGGCCGCGAAGACCGGACGCAAGCAGGGCGAGATCACCAATGCCTCGCTCGCCTACATCCACGAGTTCGGCTCGCCGATGCACAACATCCCGGCGCGCCCATTCCTGTTTCCCGGCGTGAAGAGGATCCGCAGCCAGGCCATCGCGATGATGAAGCAGGGCGCCAAGGATGCGCTGACCGGCAATCTGTCGAGCGTCGATCAGGTGCTCAACAAGGTGGGCATCCTCGCGCGCAACTCGGTCGTCAACGAGATCACCGATCCCGAGCCGCCGTTCGTGCCGCTGAAGCCGGCGACGATCCGCGCGCGGCTGCGCAAGACGCAGGCGGGCCGGCGCAAGCTCAAGCAGATCAAGAAGCGCGGGGTCACCGTGACGCAGTGGGCCGCGGAGACCGATGCGGCGGGCAACCCGAATATCCGCCCGCTCATAGATTCAGGTCAGTTGAGAGCTTCGGTCACCTATGTGATCCGCCGCGACTGAACTCGGAGGTTATCCCCATGCAAGAGAAAGCGATCGTTTACGCGGTCATCGCGTGGCTCGCGTGCTGGCTGGTCGATCTCATCGTCGTGGTCGCGCGGGGGCCTGTGATGATCGACCCGATCTTGAAGCTGCTGGTCGTCCTGGTCTGCCTGATTATCGTCCTGGTCGGCCTCGCGCGACACGGGTGGCTCCTGGCCACATAGCCTCGGGCGATATGGGCTACGCGGCGCCGGCGCGCCGCCCCACGGCCGGCCCGGCGGAGCCTCGGCGGGAGAACGGGGCCAGGAATCGCGAAACGCCGCGTGCGGCCCTCTGTGGCGAAACGGGAGGGGGGTGCCTCATGACGTCAGCCAAGCGCACCTCAAACCAGGATATCGCCAAGCTCCGGGCGCTCGCCGCGCGCGGGGTCTACCTGACCGACGCCGCCCGCGAAGTGGGCCTGACCAACACCCAGGTCGCCTACTGGAACGAGCGCGAGCATATCGGGCTGGTGTCCCGCGGCGACTCTCGCCTCGCGCGCGTCCATCCCGCGCCCGACATCATGGCCTGCTGGCGGCTTCACCTGACCATGCAAAGGATCACGGCATGGCGAACCTTAGCGTCGTCGAGCTTCTGAGCGATCCGGATTTCGTCGATCCGTGCACCGTCTTGCGCCAGGTCGAGGTGATCGGCGCCGACGGCATCGCGACCTATCAGACCCAGAGCATCCCGATCCTCGCCTCGCTCCAGGCGGCGACCGGCGACGAACTGGAGATGACCGCGGACGCCGCCCGCACCTCGGGCACCTATGAGGTGATCACCACCTTCCCGCTCGCGACCGCAACCGACACCTCGGCGGCGGATACGGTGCTGTGGCGGGGATGCGAGTACGTCGTCATCAGCATCGGCCGCTTCGGCAACTTCGCGGGCAACGCGGGCCACTACGAGGGCCTGATGACGCTCAAGACCATCTCACCAGCAGCGGGGCCACCATGAGCGACAAACTCCCGGCAGATATCAGCGTGGCGGAGCAGGCGAGGGCGGCGGGTCGCCGCGAGCCACGCGCCGACGGCGGCGACGAGATCACCGACCTGCGCGATCACTGCAAGGCCTTCATCGACAATCTGGCGCTGCGCCTGGGCGAGAGCCGCGCGCACCAGATTTCCATGTCGCGGAGCATGTTGGAGCAGATGGTGTTCTGGCTGCGCTCCGCTCGCCAATGAGCGGCAACACCTCGGCGACTGGCGGCTTCGTCACCGACCAGCCGCCGCGACCGCCGAGCGGCGCAGAGATCACCGCGGCCATGCAGCAGATGATCGTCAACCTCGCCGTGCTGCCGGGCTCTCTGGTGCGGCCGCGCTGGCAGCCCATGCCGCCCGCACAGCCCTCCGCCGCGACGACGTGGGCCGCCGTGGGCGTCACGCAGGTCGAGGCGGACGAGTTTCCCTATCTCCGACACCACGGCGGCGTGACGCTCCCAGGGCAGACTGCCCCTGGCTACGACGAGTTGCAGCGCCACGCGACGCTGACGGTGCTGGCGAGCTTCTACGGGCCGGGTGCGGAGGAAGCCGCGGGCGCGGTGCGGGATGGACTCTACATCCAGCAGAACATGGAGCCGTTCAGCGCGATCGGCGCGAAGCTGCTCGCGGTGCACGACCTCGCACGCAACCCCGAGATCATGAACCAGCAGTATGTCGATCGCATCGATATGCGGCTGGAGTTCAGGGCGCAATTCGAGCGCGTCTATCCGATCTTCGACCTGGCGGCCGCCGATGTGGTGCTGAAAACCGACACCGGAATCAGCACCGACGTTTCCGTGACGCCGGGCTCGCAGGTCACCTGGGACGACGGCGCGACGCGGTGGGACGAGGGCTCGACGTACTGGAGAGAATGAGCATGGCGAGCAACGTCGACATCACCGTTCCGACCTCCCCCGATGCCTACACCGGCCCGGTGCGGCAGAACTTCGCGACGATCGCCGACGAGATCACCACCCTGCAAAACGCGCTCGCTGGGTTGGCTGGGCCGTATCTGCCGATCTCGGGCGGCATTCTGACCGGACCGCTGGCGCTTGCCAGCGATCCGACGACGGCGATGGGCGCGGCGACGAAGCAATACGCCGACAGGGCGATCCACGACGCGATCGGTGCATTCCTGCCGCTC